GGTGAATCGGGTCATGGCGTGCGCCCGGCCCCTCGCCAGTGCCGTTGACGGCATCGGCGTAGGGCGGTGATGAGACGGCGGCCGTGAATCCGGCGGCGTCGGCGCGGAGGGTGGCAAGGTTGCCGGGGGATTGTTGCGTGTCGGATTCGACCGCGCCCTTGCGTGCCACCATGTCAGATCGCACGCCCTGGTCGTTGACGGCCATGAGGTTCTTGTCACCTGAAAATGGCGGGCTACTGACCGCCGCCGCCGCGCCCCCGCCGACCACTTCCGACAATCGGCGGCTGTCACCTTGCAGCAGCCGCGCTGTGCCTAGCGTGCCGTTGAGCATTGCCAGATCGCGCCGCCATTTGTCGATGTTACGCTGGCCCAATTCAACGAAACGCGGTTCCAGCTCTACGCCAGTCCAGTGCAAGCCTAGCAGCATGGCGTGATAGCCGAACCCGCCGATGCCGCCGAATGGGTCGAAAATGCTATCACCCGGCGCGATGTAACCCGCGTCAATCATGTAGCGATAGATGCGATAGGACAGGCCCGGCGCGACCTTTGCGGGATGGGCGAAAGCATCCGGCACGAGGATGCCCTGCCAGCTGCCGGAGTAGCAGCCGTGCCATTGGGTGACGGCCGTCACAACCTCACCCCCAACGCCTCGGCGCACTGCCGCAAGTCGCCCAACTGCCGCCGCACGGCGTAGAGCGCGGCGTCGTCTAGCGTGCCTAGCGACAGTAGGTCTCTGAGGCGGGCTATCTCGGCCACGAGGCGCAACAGCCCGGCCTCGGCCGCGCCCGCGTCGTTGAGCGCGGCGTAGGTCATGGCGCGGCGGCGTTCGGTCGCCAGGTCGGCGAGGTCGGCGTGATAGGTCGGCTTTGTCTCAGTCATGAGTGGGCCTCCATGTGTAGCCCAGTGTCATCGCATGTCCATTCCGCGCCGGGTATCTGGATGCGCAATGCCGCGCCGGCGGGGCGGTGCTGTGGAATGTGTATCATCCCCGCGCCCTCTAGCGCACTTAGGTAGTACCTAACCATAGACGTTGATGACACCCCCGCGCCGCGCTGAATCTCGCGGTAAGTAGGACTGTCGCCGCACTCGCGGCGCTTGAAGCGAATGACAAAGGCGAGGACGGCCAACGCATTTGGGCTGATTGTCTTGGGCACGGTTGGCTCTATTGGCGCGCCCCATCGGCGCGGCGGGCGGGTTGCGGCCAATCGTTCAATATCGTCTAGATCAAAGAACCAGTGCGCCCCCTCGCGGCGGGCGGGGATGTGGCCGCCAACGGCCAATTGTCGGACGCGCTCGCGCGATATTCCCAAGCGCGTCGCGGCCGATTTGGTCGTGCAGTACTGTTTAGTCATCATAGCTCCCATCATCCTCTACCACATCGCCCGGCCACATGCGCCGCTCGGCGGCCGTGGCCGGCGGTTCGTCGGCAATGCCACCGGCCCACAGCACGGCTAGGGCGGCGATGCAGATGAAGAACACGAATAGGGCGATTACTGCGGTTGCGGTCATTGTGGGTTACTCCTGTCGTTTGGCGGCCGTCATCTGCCGGGCATAGGCGGCCATGAGGGTTGTCTGCGTCATGCCATAGGCGCGGGCCAGCCCGGCCCACGATTCACCATCGGCGCGGCGCGTCGTCACGTCGTTGTATTGCTCGTCACTCAGGACGACGCGCACCTTTGCGGCGTGGGCCTGCGCGGCCTGCCGCAAGTGGGACACAATGCGGTCGCCGTTGTACTGCCGCCGCGCCGCTTCTTGCCAGCGCGGCGGCTGCTGTTGAGCCAGGAGGGCGCGTAGCCGCTCGACGGCCGCGGGGTCGCATTCGTGGATCGTCCCGGCGATGCCGGCGCGGTCATGCTCGGAGAGGTCGCGGGGTGGGGTGGGGGTGGTCATGGTAGCCAGTCCTCTTGTCGTTGCTCGAATAGTGGCAGCGGCGGCAGTGGTTTCTCGGTAGGTTGCGGCGCGGGCGTCGTCACTTCCGGCGCTATCGTTGCCAGCCGGTGATAGCGGCGGCCGTTAATTGTCACGCGGAAATGAACGTAGCCGGCCGCCTGGCACACGATGCCCCGCGCCCCCGGCTCGCCCCAGAATACCCAGCCGGGCGGGTCGTTGAAGGCGGCGACGAGGGCGGTGGATTCGACTTCCTGATTGCAGTTCGGGCAACGTCTCATGGGTTAGGGCCGTTTAGGTTAAGCTCTAGTGTTGACGAGATGCTCTTGACGCGGGGTGAGGATTCCAGCCTAAGCCGAACCACTCCGCTAACCGCGGCCGTTGCCTCTAATGACACGCCCTTCGCGGTCATACTCTTCGCTGATAAGGACAGGTCGGTACATCTCGATTTCAATCCGCCCAACGAGATCGCACTGACTTTCGCACCAGCGGCGGTTCTCGTTAGTGTCAGCTTCTTGACCGAGCCACCACACCGGTATAAGGCCAGCCGTGCGGTACGCCGTTGTTCTTTCGTCAAACTGAGATATGGATTGGGCGGCGAGTTGGGCTTCGTGGGCGAAACGTCGGCCATCGGGTAACTCCATATAAACGTCGATGTAACGCCGGCCACGCGGCGTATCAATCGGGTACTCAATCTCGATAACGGCCCCGGCGTAGGCGGGTGAACGCTCCAGGGCGCTGGCGATAAGCTGTTTAGCGGCCTGGTGCGACTCCGTTTCGCCCTGGCGGCGGAACCAGCACGGCCGATCCTCATAGCCCGGCTTGTGGGCGAAGTGGGCGCGTACAATGTCGCCGGCGCGGATAATCATGGGGGATTGGCAATCCTGACACGATAGCTCCACGCCATGCAACGCAGCCCGCGGGTTGTCGTATTGACCGATGTAAACCCGCCCCTCTCCGTCGTCTCGAATCGCTACAAATGGCATGTTCCTTGTCACTCCTGTTACACATCTGTTACACGTTACGATTAGTTACAGAGGTTTCCAGTTACCCCTATTAAGGGGGGGTATTCCTGTTTAGGTAGAAATTAGTGTAACTAACTGTAACGTGTAACAGACGTGTAACATTAAAAAATCGTCCTCTTATCACAGAATGATGGGCGCTGGCTCTCTTCTCTGTAAACCGGACGGATAAGGCCCAGTTCCATTGGCTGAGTGTTGCAACAGCGCGACGCCCGTATAACCCCGTTGTGTTTCCTCTCCGAAGCGTTTTACAGCAGAGTGGATACCTTTCATCTCCATAGTTGACGTAAAGCGTTTACGACCGAGGGGCATATAGCCCTCCTCTTCGCACCATGCGGTATAGGCTCCGTAGAGCGCCTTTCCGACCGTAAATAGCGCGGGGCGGCCCTGGTCATCCACGGCGCTTGTGTCCACGACGCACTGTTGCGACAGGAATTGCGCGGCGCTATCCAGCACGGCGCGGTGCTCTTCCGTGGTGCGCTCAATCTCGCTAGGCAGCGGCAGGCCGCGCGTACCTTGCGCGTACCAGGTGGCCGCGCCCTCGACGCCCCAAGCCAAGACGAATTCCAGCGCGGCGGGGCTGCGTAGCCTTGCTTTTAACGCCTTGTCTTCGCGGCCGTAGAATGAGCGGGGGAAGTGGATGACGCGCAAGCGGCCCCAGGCGGCATCGTCGTCAACGTCCACATTGGCGGGGTAGTTGGATGTAAGCCAGACTTTGAATTGCGGGCGATAGCTGAAATGGTCGCGGCGCTTAAAGGAGCAATAGATTTCATCGCCGCCGGTGATCTTCTTAATCACGGCCGGGTTGAGGCCGTCGCGCTGGCCGGTTTCACTGGCGGCAATGAAACGTTTGTTCTTAAGCGGCGCGAGGTCGAAGTTGGACGTGTCCCCATAGCGGCGCGAGGTGAAGGTGCTCATATCTACGCCGGTCGCCAGCTTACCCAGGACGGCGTTAAGCGTCTCGATGAACGTCCCCTTTCCTGAGCGGCGCTGCCCGTAGAGGTAGAACAGCACTTCTTCGCGGATATGGCCGGTTAGGCTGTAGCCCATCGCCATCTGTAGGTACTGGACGATCTCCGGCGATAGCCCGATGGATTCCAGAAAGCCCAGCCAACCCCCTACGTCGGCCGCGTCTGGGTTGAATTCGACGGGTAGGCAGTAGGTAAACAGGTGGTCGGGCGTTCGCTCAATCAGTTCGCCTGATGGAAGGTCAATCACGCCGTTACGGGCGTTCAACTGGTCGGGGTAGTCGTCAAACGCGCCGGCGGGCGTGTAGACTTGGGAGCACTTTGCCAACTGAGTTAGCGTGCCGTTGACGTTGTTGCTCCAACTCATGCAGTATTGCGCCGACTTCATATTCTCCCTGGCCGCGAACAATTCCCGCCGCTTCTGGAGCGTGTTGGTTATGGCCCGGCGGGCGCGCTGTTCGGCCCCTTCCGTGTCCCAATGCGTGCCGTTGAATTGCAGCCAGCCGTGGGACTCGTTATGACGAAACAAGCCCGGATAGAGGGCCAACACGGATTGCGCGTGCCCCTCGTGGTCTGGCGCTTGGGTCAGTAGCAGCGTTCTTTGTTCGTCGGAGAGGTTCATACCGCGTCCACCTGCGCCGTGTAACGCGGGCGGGGCGGGGGAACCGGGCGGGCCTTCGTGACAGACTTAAAGGCGCTGGCTATCGTCTTTTCCGTTTCCCCGCGTTCTAACCCGGCGGCCAGCGCCGCCGCGGTCATGACGCGCTCAACATCGCCAGCCGGCAGTGCCCCGGCGTTGACAAGCTCCACAAGCGCGGCCGTCTCGGCAAAAAGCTTATGGTTGCGCGTGCCGTTCTGGGAGAGGCTAACGTTCTGCATGGCCCGCATGAGGGCCGCCTGGGTATAGCGGTCGTTGCCGCCGCCCCAGTTTTCGCCGGGTGGCAAACTCTCAGGCATGGCTGGCTCGTCGCTGTAGGTTGCAAAGAGAGCGTCTAGCTCGGTCTGGCGATCTTCGATGTTGCGCGGCTCTTCGTACACGTCACCGGTTACGGTGAAGTAGCGCAGCTCGTTGTACATCTCGAAGCCCGGCCGCTTGACGGAGTGGGGAATAGAGCCGCACGCCAGGATATGCAACCCCTTGCCCGACGGCGACCGCTCGGTATAGGAGTTCATCATCTGGACAATCTGCCGGGCGGTGTCATTCAAGCGGCCGTCTTCGGTAAAGCAGTCGTCAAGGTCGATCCCGACGACGCCGGCAGCGATGGTAAAGACGTAGCCGATACCGGCCCAGCGGTACTGCTTCTTGGCGGCCCATGCCTCGGCGGCCGTGGCCCATGTATCTGGATTGTTACTTTGCGCGGCCCCGCCCGTATGCGGGTTCATTGGCACTTTGTTTGCGGTATAGCCCACCCACTGAGAGCGGGCTTTAAGTTGCGACATAGTCAACACAATACCCTCTACCTCATACCGATACGTTCCTTCCTAGCCGCCCCTGACGGCTGCCCCGTATCGCTAATTTTGCCTATTTACTCACACGGTAGGTGTGAGTAAGGTTGGCGCTCATGGCTTTATTGGCGCGGCATGGCTGCCGGCTCTTCTTCGCTCAGATGCCGCTCAATAGCGATCTCCACTTCGGCCGAAACGGTGCGCTTGTTGCGCCGGGCGAGGCGGCGCAATCGCTGGGCGACGGAAGCGGAAACCCAGGGTGTAATCCGTTCCTTGTCACCGTCATCTTCTTCGACAGGTTCAACTAACTGTTTGTCTTTCACTGTGGTTCACTCCCGTAAGGCGTACTGTCTAGTACTAAGTATAAACGTCATAGTACTAAAAGTCAAGGGGTTAGGCGCGGGTTCCATGCCCACATTATAGCACTAGAACGCCCATTCTAAACGTGCTATACTCCTGCTACCTCACCCCTTCGTCGGTGGGGCGGGCCGCCAGGCTCAACCCCGCCGAGATTTTGCCTACAGACGCCCGCGCCTAAACCGGCGCGGGCGTTTGGCGTTCTAGGGGCATTTACATAGAGCGAACGGCTGTGCTATACTAGGGGCGAGTGTTTCAGAATGAAACAAAAACCCACAGACTACCGCAACCGTATCAAGGCGCTTGAATACGTCAACGCGGCCGACTTGACGCCGCTAGAGGGAGGCAAAATACTCTTCGATTTCTGCCGCTTTCTTCTGCCCGGCATCTTGTCCGAGCTTGTGATAAAGCCAGTCAAGAGGCATCTTGTCTCTCTTTCCGTTGTTGCAACCGGAATACCCATGACAGAGCGGAACGATGTTAGTGCGGTCGGTAGTGCCTCCTTTACTGAGCGGAATCCAATGGTCAGCGGCAATACAAAGCCCATCCCCCTCTGCCGTTCCACATACTGCGCAACGCCCGCCCCAATGGTTAAGGCATCGTTGCCAATCTGCCGGAGAAAAGTCCCTCAACGAGTATTTCAGGCTTACCCTTCGGGCACGATTACGAAGTCTAATCGCGATTCGGTTTTCGTTTCTGTAGGATTTTCGGGCGGCCGTCCTTTTTTCATGATGCTTGGCGTAGGACTTTCTGTCCTTCTCGTTACGCTTCTCACGGTTCGCCCGCTGATATTCACGGTGCCATATTCTCAGGCTTTCCCGGTTGGCCTTTCTGTACTCGACGGCATACGCCAACCGGTGCTCGCGCTCGCGCTGGTATCGTTCGGCATTCTTGGCGCGGTTTTCCTCATGATGGGCGTAGTAAGACCTGTGCTTTTGCTCCTTGATCAGCTCAGGGAATTCTTCGCGACGTTTCCGCATGTATTCCCGTCTACTGGCGCGTTCGCATTCTCTACAGACGCGCCCCCTCCTAAATGCCTCTTCAGGCAAGTTCCGCTGGCACTTTGTACAAGTCTTCATGTGTTAAGTTTACAGGATGCGGAGTGACACGTCAACAAAAACAGTTTGAACTTGCCGGTATCGTTCGTAACCGCATTGTAGAGCGGCAGATGTTGCGCCCTGGTGACCTGCTAGACCATCCTGGGCAATGGCGCGATCACACGGACGCGCAAGCGCAAGCGATGGCTGGCATCTTGCGTGAGGTCGGTATTGCATCGACGCTAAAAGCATGGCGCAGCGAACGGGCGGGGGGCGGGCTGGTAACGTGGGATGGGCATCTCCGCAAGTCTCTCGACCCCGATCTCGAATGGCCGGTTGACATTCTTGATATTACGGATGCGGAAGCAGACTACTTGCTTAGTGTCTTTGACCCCGTTTCCGCAATGGCGACGGCCGACGCCGGGGCGCTCGACGCGCTGCTGAGTAGCGTCCAGAGTGGGGAGGCGGCGGTACAAGCGATGCTGGCCGAGTTGGCGGAGGGGGCGGGGTTGTATGCGGCGAAGGACGACCCGCAGGACGCCGACCCGCAGGTAGACCGGGCCGAGGAATTGCGCGAGCAGTGGGGCGTCGAGCCGGGCCAGATATGGCGACTGCCGAGCCGGACGGCGGGGCAGGAGCATCGGCTGATTTGTGGGGATTCGCTTTCAGATGGTGTTCCTGGCGTTATGGAGGGGTTGGCCGATCTGGTTGTATCCGATCCGCCTTATGCCATTTACGGGAGCAGTACGGGAATCGGCGGTGATGTGACGGACAACAATATGGTTCGGCCGTTTATGAGGGATGTAGCCGGGCTCCTAGTCGCTCATGTCAGGCTTGGCGGGCATTGCTATTTGTTTTGCGATTGGCGAAGTTATGCCACCTGGTTCGATGAAATAAAAAGGCGTCAACTTGCGATCAGGAATTGTATCGTTTGGGACAAGGGAGATGGTGGCTTAGGCTCTAATTACACAATGCGCCACGAGTTCGCGGTATTTATCGAGCGGCTTAATAAAGCCGTGACGATGACCGAGGCTGCAAAGGCACGAAAGGCGCGCGTCGTTCACGGCTTGGCAAATGTACAACGATTTAACGTGCCACAGAATGAAGATCGCCAGCATAATGCTGCAAAGCCTGTCGATTTGCTTATGGTATTTATTCGGGCGTCCAGCGATGAGGGGGATGTTGTGCTCGACCCTTTCCTCGGTTCCGGCACAACGCTAATAGCCGCCGAGAACTTAGGCCGCCAGTGTCGGGCCGTCGAAATATCACCCGGCTACGTCGCCGTGGCTCTAGAGCGGTACTATCAGGCGTTCCAGATACGGGCGGAGCTAATCACCGATGGCCGGGCCGAAGACTGACATGAGCGAACAGGCCATTAAAAAGCAGCACTCTGTCGCCCAATGCGCCGACGCGCTGCACAAGTCGGCCGGCAACGTGACGGCCGCCGCCCGCGGGCTGGGCATCGCCCGCACGTCGCTACACCAGCGCATCGCCAAGTCACCGGAGCTACAGCGCGTGCTACAGGAAGAGCGCGAGGCGCTGGTCGACATGGCCGAGTCGGCGCTACGGGCAGAGGTACTAGAGCGCAACATGACGGCTATCATCTGGACGCTGAAGGCCAGCCCAGAGGCCAAACGGCGCGGGTGGAGCGAACGCCACGAGCTAGGCGGCCCGGACGGCGGGCCGGTGCTGATTCAAATGACTTGGGGTGACACCGATGCTGGCGACGGCGGCAACGACGCGGCTTAAGCTGCCGCCGTTTCACCCACGGCAGGCCGAGATAGCCACGCACCCGGCGCGGTTTCGTGTGGCAGCATGTGGCCGGCGCTTTGGCAAGACCCGGCTCGGCTCGGCCATCTGCGTCAAGACGGCCGCCGGCGGTGGCCGGGCGTGGTGGGTAGCGCCGTCCTATCCCGTCTCTATGGTCGGTTGGCGGCTTCTTCGTCGTCTGGCGTCGCAAGTGCCAGGGGCAGAGGTGCGCCAGTCCGAGCGGCTAGTGTCTTTCCCCAACGGCGGCGAGATTCAGGTACGCAGCGCCGACAACCCCGACAGCTTGCGCGGTGAGGGGCTTGATTTTGTCGTCTTCGATGAGTGCGCCTTTATCCACGAAGACGCATGGCAAGAGGCAGTGCGCCCGGCGCTATCTGACAGGTTAGGCCGGGCGCTGTTCATATCCACGCCAAAGGGGCGTAACTGGTTTTGGCGCTTGTGGCAGCGGTGCATAGATGACCATGACCATGAGTGGCACGGCTGGCAATTGCCGACGGCCGCCAATCCCTACATTGCTCCATCTGAAATTGAGGCGGCGCGGCTGGGCTTGCCCGAACGCATTTTTGCACAGGAGTTTCTAGCGCAGTTCCTAGACGACGCAGGCGGGGTCTTTCGTCGCGTCATGGACGCGGCTACGGCCACGGCACAAGGCGGCGCTATCGGCGGGCACGAATATGCGTTCGGGGTGGACTGGGGCCGCTCCAATGACTATACCGCTATTGCCGTTCTGGACATTACCCACTCCGAGATTGTAGCGCTAGACAGGTTCAATCAGATTGACTACTCCTTGCAACTGGCCCGGCTAACGGCGCTCTATGAGCGCTTCCGGCCGCGGGCGATTGTGGCCGAGGCTAATAGCATGGGCCAGCCGCTTATTGAGCAATTGCAAGTGGCCGGGCTGCCGGTAGTGCCGTTCACAACGACGGCGGCCAGTAAGCAGCTGGCGGTCGACGCGCTGGCCCTGGCATTTGAGCGCGGTTCTATTCGTATCATTCCCGACGCGACATTGATAAGCGAACTACAGGCATACGAGGCCGATCGGTTGCCTAGCGGCATGTTGCGCTATGGCGCTCCGAGCGGGATGCATGATGACACAGTAATGGCCCTGATGTTGGCGTGGCACAATCCCGCGCCGGCGACAGCGGGAGTAACTAGCTATGCTCAGAGAAGTTTTTCAACGCCCCAACGGCCGCGGCGCTAATGCGGCTATCAATCCCGCGTCGTTGGCCCTGGCCCAATGGCAGGCGGCCGATTATGAGACGCAGCAGCGCGATATTGTCGCCTTGCGGCAGTGGTACGACGGCGACCACAAAGTGCCGTTGACCGACCGGCAGCAGGAGTATCTAGCGCTCTACGCCGGTTTCCCCTTCTCCGTCAACTATCTGCGCTTGCCCGTCGAGCTATGCGTAGAGCGCCTTACCGTCACCGGCTTTGACGGCCCGGACGGTATCGGCGGCGATGATGGTCTGCTTGACGAGTGGTGGACATCTAACCGCATGGACGCGCTACAGTCGCAAGTCCACCGCGCCACGGCGCGGGATGGCGATACTTACGTCCTGGTCGAATGGGACGCCGACGGCGGACGGCCGCGCCTGTCGCATGAACCGGCCTATGATGGCGTGGAGGGGATGAAAGTCCACTACCTGAGCAACCTGCGCCGCGAAATGACGATGGCGAGTAAGGTGTGGACTGAAAGCCGCTTCGACGAACGCGGCCAGTTACAGACGACGCGCCGCCTGAATCTGTATCTGCCCGACCGGCTAGAGCGCTACATCGAGCGGGGCAAGGGGTGGGAAGCTTACGAGGAACCGGGCTATCCGTGGCCTATCCCTAATCCCATCGGCCGCATCCCGGTGATCCATTTCCGCTGGCGTGACGACGGCGGCAACTGGGGTGAATCGGAGATTGCGCCGCTTGTGCCGCTACAGATGGCGCTGAATAAGAGCGTGCTAGACTTGCTTGAGGCGGCCGACAAGACAGGCGCGGCGCTGCTGACCTTGACCGGCGCGGCGTGGCCGTCGGATGCGCCAGAGGTGCGGGCGGGCGACGTTTTGAGCGTTTCGGCCGCCGACGCTCATTGGGGCAGCGTGCCACCGGGCGACCTGTCGCAATTGCGCGAGGTGATCAACGATTTCATTATCCGCATGGCGCAACTTAGCCATATCCCGTTACAGTATTTCCAGGTAACGGGCCAAATCGCCAGCGCGGCCACACAAGCGGCCGACGATGGGCAACTTGTGGCGAAAGTCAAGGCTATCGCCGTGGCCCTCGGCAACGCATGGGAAGATGCTATGTACGTCGCCCTCAAGCTGAACCAGGAGTACGGCAACGGCCGCGACCTGGCGCGGGGTGAGAATATTGAGACGCGGTGGGCGTCATTTGAGCGCGTTGACCGGCTGGCCGTGGAGGAACGCCGCGCCGCGATTGTCCAGGCCCTTAGCGCGGCCGGGCTGGGCGTTGAGGGGATTGTCACCCTTGCGGCGCTAGGCTACTCGCAAGAGGAGCAGGCGGCGCTATTGCGGCAGGACGTGGTAAACGGGGTGGGGCAATGAGCCACAAGTCATTTCTTCTTGTCATGATTGTCTTTATGGCGCTAGTGATCGCCGCGTATGC